CTGAGTTGACGTATTGCACAGTATTAAGATGTCTTAATGAATGTTGAGCATCATAATAGGTTTCAAAGTCTAGTGTAATTATATTCATGGTTTTTTAGTTTGTTGCATTAGCTGACGCCAATGTTCGTAATCTCCTTTTTTTGCGCGTTCCCAACCGACTTTGGAGTTGAACATGTTGTAGGCAACACTCATTCGCACTCTTTTGAACTGCATGTAAGGTGCATCTACATCAGAGTAAGTATATGGATGTTTGGTATTTCTTTTTACGTAAACGTAAGTTGACATATCGTTGTCCTAACTGATTGACATTTATCCTAAATGCTTTATGTTTAAGGCATAGGGTATCACAAATTTAAGTGGTACTGTAATTTAACTAAATTTAAGGTGATTAAATGGCTACTATAGCAACTTTAAGAAAAAGTGGTAACGTAGAAAGTAATCAAGCTTTTAAAGGTTTCCCTGAAGGGCAAATGTTTGTAAGAAAAGCTACAATTACTACTCCTGTGTTAGTGCTTAATGATGTAATACAAGCTCTTGATGCTTTTGCTGGGGAAACTCTGCATGCACTCAGAGTTGTATCTACTGATCTTGACACAAATGGATCTCCAGCAATTGTATTAGATATCGGTCATACAAATACTGATACTGAAACTACAGGTACTTCTACTGCAATTAAAGATGGATCTACTATTGCTCAAGGTGGTGGTATTGAATTATTCAGTTCGTTAAGTGCTGATGATGATGCAATCGAACCAATTGAGTTCAGTGCAGATACTACTATTGATATTCACGTACAAGTTGGACCTGCTACAGGTGCTGCTGGTACTATTACAGTTTTTGGATACTTTACTTAAGAGTAAATATAACTTAAACTTTAGGAGTTGATTTTCTCCTAAAGTATCAATAAGTGTAAAAGGGCTTACTTCGGTAGGCCCTTTTTTTGTTTGTACAACTGATCACCCAGGGTGTATGCGTGATGCACATTTTGTTTATCTTTTACTATTAGTTCAAAGCCATCAAAATGCACAATACTGTTTTGACCTTGTTTGAGCAAGTAATCTTTAAGTTGAGATAGACTAGTCCATTCTTTAGTTAATAAAGGATCATCAAGTCTTTCTTGTGGAGAGGGGGGCGTTGCCTCTATAACATCGTTGATAAACTTTTTTACAATCTGATTAAGATCTGCACGCGTTATCATACGTTTCTTTTTATAGAACTTTTGTCCAAGGTTCATTCGTTCTTTGTCGGTTAGTTCAATTGATATATTAGTTTTCATCTTTTTTCCTTTTTCGTTTAGTTTTTATTGTTTCAGGTTTGGCGTTGCGCCTTCTAATCTTTTCCATCATTTCAATATGTTCTTTCATTGTCATCATGTTCTACCTCATACATTAGTTTACGTAAGAACCAGTCAGCTTTTTGTAAGTCTTCTAAGCCATTTTTCTTTTCATACCGCCATAAGTATTTAATTATGGTAGCTTTTAAATAGCCATGAAATTGATCTTTAGTAAGACTAGCTTTGATCGCGTCAATACATTGTATGTCGCTATACTTATAGTGTTCCGGATCAATCTTGTTGGTCATTTAACTTTTTTACTGCTTCCTGTTCTAGTTTCCAAATCTGTCGAATAGTTTCCTTTTCGTTTTCGTCTTTTGTAGTGTTATAGACTTGTATTAAATGCCGTTGCATTTCTGATGGCGGTGGCATATCTTTTAAGTCTATTACATCAGTGAGCATATTTGCAAGCTCATCCATAAACTCATCGTCATTCCCAATCATATTTCTCCTTTGGTTGTTCTGTATGTTTTTTAACTCCTCTAATTGTATAAAACCAATCAGGCGCTGATCTACCTTTACTCCAAGCGGTAGCGTCTTGAATGTATTCTTTACCTAATGCTAGATATCTTTGATAGGATTTTTCAATATCATAACCGTGATAATAGGCATATTCTGTTTTATATTCATCTGGCATGCACAATGGAGCGGTACCAAATAGTTGCCACATAGTGGTACTACTACGAGGAATATTTTTTGGTATTTCTTGTAGCGGTTTAGTTAAATCAGCACAAGCATGTTGCTTTTCATATCGAAGAAAATACTCATAAGTCAAATGCACAAAAAGTGCATAAGTCCACCAATAAGCTTTAAAATCTGTTTGCACCCATTTTACCGCTGGGTGGTGTGTGTAAGCAGCTTTATATAAATTATGTCTGTCTGCGTATTGATCTCCGTCTAACTCTCTGTGTGCAGTGCATAATATTTGAGCTGTCTCTAAAACCATTTTTACCAAAAGTTTATCTGGTAAATCAGTGGCGCATTTAACAGGGTCGGTATTTGTTATGAATATGTTCATTGTGCTCCTAATAGTTTAAGTTTAAATAAAGTGTCTTTGCTTACTGCAAATATATTGTAGTCTGGAACAAACCAAGTTCTGTCTTCAGCTGCTCTGTCTACTTGTTGTCTAATTGGAATTGTTTCCCAAGTAAAAGGACTAGTGTAAAAGTGTTTCCTATATCTCCAATAATCTTTTTCTGGGTCACTAGTACCATAGTCTAAAGGATAATGGTGCATAGGAACAACTATATTATTTTCATCTGTAAAATAATCTGTTTTAGGTATTTGTTGTTGAGCAAAAGCATTGTATCTATGCACTTTCATACGACCGTTACGTGGCCCAAATTCTTTTATTTGAGCACGCACATACCGTTGACTATGATGAATAATAAGCCATTCATCTTCTTGAAAAACATCTTTGTGTTGCATTTTACCGTTACGAAATAGATCAATAAAACTAGTGTAACGTCCAAGACTGTAATATTCTTTTTGTAATATTAGATCCCTAATTTCTTCAGGGCCAAAAGAATAACCATCTCGAACATAGGGTATTCCTTGTTCATCACACCAACGCGATTCTGCATTGTTATACATGTGGGAATTGTTATACATATTTTTCTCCTATAAGCGGAGTTTGAATAGGCATGAAAAGGTTTTAATTTACCTATCGGCTCTCCTATTCAAACTCCTTTCTGTGAGTTGTGAGCCGAATTCAGGGCAGCAGTTAGCTTGGTATCAGGGCATCCGCTGTCGTGTGATTTATAAAATCACCTTGGACTAACCATGCTAATGTATCGCATGTAACTTTGAATTAGTTGTAAATTATAGACTGCTGGTTCGAATCGTATACGCTCTCGGACCTCTAGCCGCACTAGGTCGAACAGCCGGTCGTATCAACTAACTACTGCTAGTGTTAAGTGTAAGAGTTAAGCTTGGTATCTGCTATCGGGCAAGGGTGAGGTTATTGTGTATTATAGAGCCTCACCTAAAACCATTCTCGCTTTTTACAAAGAATACACCTTACCAGGTATCCCTACTTACGATAGGGTCGTATCAACTTAACTCTTACGATAAGCTTTTATTAAAAAAGTTCTGTGATCTTGTTCATATTCATCAACAGTATTGTATGGTGGTTCATTGTAATAAGATCTTTCTTTACAGTTCTCTTTGTACATTTGCCATACAAACTTATGATAACTTGAATCGTTCAATAAATTGTTCATAGTAGTCTTCTAAAAATGGATATTCGTTTTCAAAAGCCTCTTCTACCACTGCCTCTAGTTCTTTAGTTGCAGCACTGTTGTACATGTAGTTACTAAAGTTGTCACTAAAATAGACAAAATAAGCCTCTGAGTAAGTTACATCTTCTTCTAGTAAAAGACTTAGAATCTTAACTTTAGGATTAGGATGAAGTTCACTAAACTCTGACCAACATTGATCAAAGAAATCTTTGTAGTTGTCTTCAAAGTCTTGCATTTTTTGTTTTACCATTCCCATTAGTCTTCCATGTTTATGTGCTCGTTTCATTTCAACTTTAGCCGCATGGCTTAAGTTGTTAGACATGTAATTAGGCATATGTTCAAAGTACTTCTTCATCAGGTACATCCTGGCAAATAAGTTCAATCTCGTTTTCGCCTTCGGTAACGATTATTCCTACTACCTTTTTACCATTATTCTTTACTTTTTCAAAGTGGTGTTTCATGTCTACGTTTCTAAAATAAAAACCACCTTGAGCCTCGCCTCTAAAAGTTTCGTCTATGAATGTTTGTTCGTTACTCATCTTCTGCCTCGTTGTTCAATTTTATTTCATAGGCTTGCATAACTTTTACTATTTTATCCATAAGTAAAAGACCATCCCTATAGTATTGTTTATCTTCAGGTTTAGCTAAATTCATTTGTTCAACCATGTAATCAGAATACTCTTCATACTGTTCATAAGTAGCTTTCCAATCTATAGTAACCCCATGGCTTTCGCGCTTTACCATTAGATACTGCACGTAACCTGTAGCTATTTTTTCTAGTTCTTTTTCATCCATTATTTTCTCCAATCTGGTTCAACTTCTTCCCATTTAGGCACAGGCAAACTTGAGTTGTACCGTAAAAGCTTAATGGGTTCTTTTTTGAGTGTAAGCTTTTGATGGGTCATTGTCTTTTTCATAATAAATAAAATAATAGACACAGTAAGACCACCAACCATAGCTGCAGCCATACCGCTGAAAGTACCATAAAAAGCAACCATCAATGTCAATGTAATTAATACATCAACAAAGATATCTGAACCGATAGTCTTACGACCACCAATTTTAAGCGCTAGCAGCAGCAGCCCTAGCGCGCTGAATATTCCTATCGTAAGCATTGTTTCTTTGTCTCCACATTAAATAAGCCATATATCCAAACTGGATCAGCTCGATTAAGATCCATAAAGCAGTTGTAACTGCACCAACAATATTAGTCATTAAAAACTCCTATGATGTATAAGACTGAGACTAGCATAAAGCAAAGTCCCAGCATGATTAAAATAAAATGCAATGAAGTTACCATTGCAAACAAACCAATGAAAACTACAGAACCAACTCCAATGGATTTAGCGTAATCTTTAATTAGTTGTTTAAATTTTGATGACTTGGCCATAAGGTGCCTCCTCTAAATCAGTAGTTACCCAAAGAACTGGAAAGTTAGGTTCGACACCAAAGTCATTTGAACCTAAGTCAGTTAAGTAAACCAACGCAGATACATTTGGATAACGTTCATTAATGTAGTCAATAACAGGACTAAACATAGTCCCACCTCTACCCTTGTAGGTTACCTTCAAGGGTAGATTATCTTTAGTATATTCTTCATCACTACATACTTCCGTATCGCATTGCAGAAAGTGAACACGCTCAGGATTAGTATCAAGTAGGATATGAGAAGTTTCGGAGGTAAATAGCTCCAACTCTTTATCCGATACCGATCCTGAGGTGTCAACAGCGACAGCTATTTCTTCCAGCGCTGGCGTGTGTAAGGATGGTAAGTACATACCATTTGCAATAAATCTTCTGTTTGGCTTAGCCCAACTAAAATCAGATTTGTTATTTGCTCGTAAGAATCTAGCAAGAACAGTCTTCCAATCTACTTTCGGATCGGTGATACTTTCAATAATAGTTTCTAGATTAGCGGGTAGTTTACCTTGAGCTTTGGCTGCCTCAGCTGCTTGTTGTACAGCAACTTGTATCTCAGCCTCAAAAGCACCACGATCCTTGATAATCTGATTATTCTCAATGACATCTTGCTCCCCGTCCCACGGTTTAAGTTTAAGAAAATTACTCAATGGGTTTTCGGGAAGATCGTCATAGACTGCATCAGTAGTCCAATCAGCATAGCGATCATCTAGCAAGTCGGTCGGCGGTAAAATCATACCGGCATCTCGTACAATCAGATTGATTACATAATCACCAGCCGCGTTCCAGCGTTGATGATCACGACCGTTTAGTCTAGTCATATGCAATAGAACCACGTGCATAACTTCGTGGGCTAGTAAGCCCACTCGTTCGGGTTCTGCAAGACTAAGAAAAAACTTAGGGTTATACAGCAACTGTTTACCGTCAGTCGCTGCTGTTTCAATTTCTTCAGTCTCGACTGGTTTCAACCGTAGACATAGCGTGCCGAAGAACGGCTGGTCTAACAACAGTCGAGATCTAGCTTTTGTAAATTCAGGTATCATTAATCCTCCAATAGACTACCACCAAGAATGACGGTGTTAAGGTCTTGGGCTACGCCATCCATCATTTCTTTGTTTTTCTTTTCCTGCGCTCTACGCTCAGTCTTCTTATGTACAGTAACCATCTTCTCGGGCCACGCCTCTTGAACTACCTTACTAAGAGCAGGCCAAGCTTTGAGAGCTTGGTTAAGAGTTGTAAACTCACGCAAAGTACTTCTAAACTTGTGTTCTTTATTATGCTTGTTAAAGTAGTTCAAACGATTAAACGAAGCAACCTCAGATACTTTGTTTACTGCCTCAAGAAAGTCTGGATCAGTTACTGATTGATCTTCTTTATAAAGATTCAAAGTCACTGTGCTACTGTAGCC